CCCGGCACGGCTGCTGCCGTTGCCGGAGCTGCTTGTGCCTTTCGGGACCCATCCGTTGTCATCGTCCCATTCGAGGTCTTTGTGGGAGCTGTCCCACTGTTTCGCGTTCTTGCGCTTGTTGTAGTTGTTGATGGCGTTGTTGTAGGCGGAGTTATAAGCATCTGCTGCAGCGCCGATGCCGTTCTTCAGGTTGGCCAGCGCTGCCGCTGCGCCTTCGATTTTTGCGACCAGATCATTGATCCAGTCCACCACCGTGCCGATGGCGTTCTGTGCGATCTTTTTCACAGACGCAAATGCGGAGTTGACGGCATTGCGGAAGGTCTCGCTGGTCTTATAGGCCGTCACGAGACCCGCTGCCAAAGCTGCAAGTAAAGACACTACAAGGCCGATGGGGTTCGCCTTGAGAACCGCGTTCAAACCTGCCTGCGCGACTGCAAGACCGGTCGCCCCGGCTTCGGCGGCTTTGTGAGCAGCGGTCATGGCCGTGGTCGCGGCTGTGTGGATCACTTCGATTGCAGTAGCGGCAGCCACATAGCCCTTGTAGGTCAGGAATGCCGTTCCGGCAGCGGCCACAACAGCCGTTGCAATGCCGATGGTCTCCTTGAGCTGGGCCATCTTCTCGTCGCTGTCGAGGAAGGAGACCACCACCTCGTTCAGCTTGACCACCAGCTCACCCAGAGCCGCAAACAGGCCGCTGGTCAGCTCACCGGTCAGGGCGCTGACATTATCCTTCAGGGTGGACATGCGCCCGCTGAAGGTCTGGCTGGCTTCCAGCATACCGTTGTAGAACTGCCCGCCCTGACTGGTGGCGGCTTCCACAGCCGCTTCCAGCTCGCTGAAGCTGACCTTGCCATCCGAGATGCGCTTGTACAGGTCGGACATGCTCTCGCCGGTGGCATCACAGATCTGATTCAGCGGGTTGAAACCCGCATCGATCATCATGTTGACGTTTTCCAGCGTGACCTTCTGGGCGCTGGACATCTTGCCGTAGGCGCGGGTCAGGGTCTGCAGCTTCTCGGCGTTGCCCAGCGAGATATCACCCAGCCGCTGCAGCACACCGGTGGTGTCGTCTGCCGCAATGCCGAACTGCAAAAGGGTCTGGGTGCCGCTGGTCAGATCATCCAGCGAGAAGGGCGTGGATGCCGCCATCTTGCGGATCTCGGAAAGCTTTGTGGCGGCGGCCTCCTCGCTGCCCAGCATGACCTTGAAGTTGGTCAGGTAGCTTTCCATGGTGGCGTTGTAGTCCACGCCGCTCTTGACCACCTCGGCCAGCTTGGACGATGCCTGTTTTGCAAAGTCCGCGATCATCTGCCCGGCGGCTATCGTCCACTTACTGGTGCTTTTTTCTGCCGGGTCGCTGTTCAGCCTTACTTCACCGGTGATGCTGAAATCTGCCACTGTGTCCACCTCTCATTCGGAGCGCGGGCACAAGGGCACAGGCTGTTATAACTTGATCTCTACCTCCCGCTTACAGGCGGGATTTTTGCATTTTACCCACAGGCCATGGGCGGATGCGGCATTTTCTGCCCACACCGGCAGCGCCCGGCCGCAATAGGGGCAGGGCACCGGGGCGCGGCTAATGCCGGAACCGTGCGAGGAACGCAGCGTCATGCTCTTCGACGGACACGACACGGGCTGCACCCCCTCTCAGCTCAGCAGGCAGGGCAAAGCGCTCCTGCAGGTCGGCGTAGCGGTCGCGCATACTGCCCTCGTACTCGGACAGGTCCATGGTGCGCCAGCCCATGATCTTAGCCATGAGGGTCTCCTCCGGCAGGGCCGCGAACAGTGCCCGGAAGCGGAACCAGTGCACCTTTTCGCGGGTCAGGTCGATGCCGTAGGCCTGCTGGAACGCCGCCACGATGTAACCGGAATCACACTGGTAGTCGAAGGCAAGACCGGAAGAGGGCGCGGTACTGCTTTCAGCTGCGGCGCTTTCGGCTGCTTTTTCGCCCGCCTTATAAAACTCGATCATGTACCCGTAGGCATCGATGATCTTCTGAGGGTCGTTCAGAAAACAGTGTGGGTCTTTGTAAAAACGCCAGAGGGCGCTGACCGCAAAACCGATGGGATCATCTCCTGTCTGGCCGCGCACATAGGTGTTGACCAGCCAGACCATGGGCCGGAAATCCGGGATGATCTCGTATCCATGCCACCGGGTGGGCAACTCGTCCAGCAGCAGATCAGACATGGCGCTCTGCGGCGATCTGCAGTGCGTATGCCGCCAGCTGCTGCATGGCATCAGGATCATCCCGCAGGGCATTCATAGCCTGCCGGGCATCGATCAGCCGCTCTGTTTTCTGCTTTGCGGATACCTGCGCATCCACCCGCTCCACCATCCGGGAGGCAGGCGGTGCGGGATAGCTTACAGGCGGATTGTGCTTGCCCTTTTTGGCCTGTGCGCGGCGCTGCTCCCGGTTCATGAGCTGGGCAGGCTTTGCGGCATAGCGCTGTTTCTCGGCGGCAAAGGCATTGCCCAGTTCCTCGATCACGTCATAGATGGGGGCCATGTAGTTTTCGTTAAGCCCCAGACGGGCGGATGCGCCTGCACCGAGGATCTCGTCGATGCAGTCCATGGCAATGCGTGCCTGTGCACGTGCATGGTCGCCCAGACGAACGCCGCCGCGCCGGAACTGCTCCGACTCCTCGGCGCTCCTGCGCTGCATCCGCTCGTTGGCATCCTCAAAGCGGTCAAGGTCGTTGGCGTTCATCAGGGAAAATTCAAATTCCTGTCCACAAATAACCATGTTCTGGCTCCTTTCAGTTGAGCCGTGCCCCGGTTCTGCCCCGGAGAAAACTAATCACGGCATAAAAGATCCCCGTTCCGGTGTGGAGCGGGGACTGTGTTTGAAAAAAAATCAGCCCTTGACGGCCTTTGCAGGCGCAGCGGACTGGGTGGCGGGGTTGTAGTCAAACTCGTCCGGCGTGCCGATGGCCTTCACGTCGCAGGCAAAGGTGGCCTTGGAACCGGCTGCACCGCCTACGTCGCTGGTGACGATGATGGCAGCGCGGCCCTGTTCGCCCTTGCCGGTGCGCAGGCTGAAATAGATGTACGGCACGATGATATCGCTGCCGGTACCGTACACAATCTTGTGGCTCAGCACAAAATCCTGAAAATCATCGCCCACGCAGCGGTCGCCGTTGACGGTAAGGGTGCGCTGGGTGCCGGTCTTTTCGGTGACGTTGCCGGTACGGATGTACTGAGCATCCTCGGTGGTGGCGTTCAGGGAGCCGGAATGCTCCTTCACATGGTCGGCGCAGACGATCCACTGGCTTTCCTTGGTCTGGGTGCTCTCGATCTGGAACGCCAGCACAAAATCGTTCGCCGTCTCAATGCCGGTATACGACGCGCTGGGCGTGATGCCGGACTTGGTAATGGCTTCAGATACAGTCATATCAAAACTCCTTTCATTTGGGCATGTAGTAGGTCAGGCGCATTTGCAGCTGCATCTTACAGTTGCCCGCGCTGTTTGTGACGATGTAGCCGCTGCTCGTCACGGCAATGCCGGTGGGGGTTTTATTCCCGCCGCAGGCCGAGAGGTCGGGCAGGTTATGGCGGGCATCCTGCTGCATGACCCACTCGGTGAGCTGCTCGAAAAAGCCGCTGTTCTGGATGTTAACGGCATCCACCTCGCTGTACTCCCGGCGGCTGAGGAAGAGGTAATTCTTCGCCATGTCCCAGCCGGAGAAATACTCGGTGATGATGGGATCACCGGGGCTGTCCTCGATGGAAAAGGCGGTGGATTCTTCTTCCAGTCCGGCAATGCGGAAGGCCGCACCGGTGGCTTCCTGCTCGTCGGCAATCAGCGGGCAGGTCTTGAGCCATGCCCGCAGGGCGGCAATGGTGGGCTTTACTTCGGACATGGTCAACCTCCCCAGAATGTGGTGACGGCCTGTGTGGCAATGTAGGCAATGGCTTCACCGTAATCGGCCAGAGCACGCTGTCCCCAGTAAGAGCCGCGCAGCCCATTTTCGCCGTGCAGACATTCGCCTTCAGGGTGAAGATAGAACTGCCTGCGTGCATAAGGCGTGTTATAGACCAGCAAGCCTTCGTCAAACTTGCTGGCTTGATTCACGCTGTTTTTCAATATGCCGGTATCGAAGGGCACGTACTGGTCGATGAGAGCGGCGGCTTTCTGCGCGGTGGCAAACTGTGCTTTCTGCAAAGCAGCGGTTTTCTCTGCGCCGAAATTTGTCCGCCAGTCCAGAGACATCTGCACACCGTCTGCCCGGAAGTGATATCCGGCAGGCTGCTCAAAAATGGGCTTGCTCACAGTATCAGCTCCCTTCCACGTGCCAGTGGGGCAGCAGCGGCTCCC